CTGCGGCCCGCTCGCGCCGGTCCGCCGAGCCGCGATCGAGAGTGAGCTTCGCCAACTGTCGCGGAACAACCATGCCGCTGCGGGCAAACCGCTGCCGCGCCGCCCGGAGCCCAAGCAGAAGGCAAAGCAGAAAAGCATTCGAGCCGATCGACGGGAGTCGCCCTCGCCATCCTTCGCGCATCTGTCCACGCCGGCCAGCTATAGCGACCCGGCCGACCGCCGATTGCCCAACATGGTGGAAAACCCGTCGGCGACGGCGCACGCGATCGTATTGGCTGCGGCAAAGTCAAGAACCGGAGCCGGCATCAACCCAACCGCACCGCCAGCCGGTTCATTGGCTGCAAAAATTCTGGCGGCGGGCGCGAAGGCGCGGACGCCGACCGGATGAAGGATTCGCGCGCGGGTTACCTCAGCGGCCGGGTGCCTCCGACCCGATCGGGCGCGCCGCCGCGTCCAGAAGCAGCGTGACGCATTCTCCGGCCGCGCGCGGAACAGGTGTTTTGTCACCGGTAAAGGATGCGATCGGCGGACGCCCCTGGCGACATGACCGGCGCCAGGGGCTTTTCTTTTTAACCGTGAGGAAACTATGACCGAAACCATGGCCACGCTAAGAGCGGACCTGAGCAACGCCATTTCGCGCATCGATGCGTTGGAAAAAACCGTCGCGGAAGTCTTTTTGCGCCTCACGGCGGAGCCAGCACCGATCACCAAGCCGACGCACGATGCAGGCCTGGCGATTGTGGTTGGTCGCGATGCCATAAAGAGCGGCTACACCGGCATTTCCTTCCCAGGGCAGAAACTCGTCAAACCGAACACCGACGAGCTGTTCCTCCTGCATAAAATCATCATGACCGCGCATCCGGACTTGTGGGGCAAGCCGAACCCGTCGCAACGCGATATGGACGAATCCTTCGATTATTTCGGCCGGGCTTTCCTGCAACTCGGTTGCGCCTACCGGGTGGAGAAATTCGACCGGACCCACAATGCCTTGACCTGGATGGACATGCACTACGCCTGGGCAAAAGACATGTATGGCGTCGGGCAGGAAATGACGCTGTTTCCCCTTCTCGCGGCGGCGTTGGCGCACGGCGACATCCGGACCATGGCCGGCAACCCGGGCACCATGCCGAGCCTCAGATCGTTCAACCTTTCACCCCATGCTGGTGTGGATGCGACAGACGCATGGCGCAAGGTTCTGGCGGCCGGGAAGCCGATCGCGACGATTGAACCGTTCGCAAAGGGCTAACCGATGCCCGACATCACCGATGAGATCGTCATCACGGGCGAGCGGAAGCAAAATCCGCCCTCGGACGAGGTCTCGATCATCCTGCCGAATCGTGGCGCGACCATTTCCGGCTGGCAGCGCGTGCGGATCACGCGCGGGGTCGAGCGCGTCCCGTCAGATTTCGAAATCACCGCGACGGAACGTTACTCCACCGCAGCCGACCTCACAGTGCTGCCGGGCGAGCCCTGCGTCCTGAAAATTGGCGATGATGCGGCGCTAACTGGATATGTTGACCGGTTCATGCCGACGATTGACGCCAACAGCCACGTCGTCACGATCGCCGGCAGGGGGAAATGCTCCGACCTGGTGGATTGCAGCGCCATCTGGCCGGGTGGTCAGATCAGCGGTAACGGCCCGACCGGGATCGCTCAAAAGCTCGCCGACCCCTACGGCATCAAGGTCACACTCGCCAGCGGGGTCGAGCCACAGAAGCCGATTCCCAGAATTCAACTCAGCTACGGGGAGACCGTTTTCGCGCTGATCGAGCGCGTGGCGCGGTATTACGCCCTGCTGGCCTACGAGGACACGGACGGCAACCTGCTGCTGGATCGGGTGGGCACCATCGCGGCGGGCTCCGGCTTCACCGAGGGGAAGAACATCGAGCGCGCCGCGGCGATTTACTCGATGGATCAGCGCTTCAGCGAATACGACGTCATGTCGCAATCCATGGAACGCGCCGCCGATATCGGCCTTGGTGGAGACCTGCTGTTCAGCGCCTACGATAAATTTGTGCCGCGCTTTCGCCTTATGGCGCTGGTATCCGAGGCCGGAACCGCCGGTCAGACGGTCGGACTGCAACGCGCTCTTTGGGAAGCGGCACGCCGGTTCGGACGGTCATTCGTGATCAGCCTTACGACCGACTCCTGGCGCGACGGCACGCAACCCTATCAGCAGCTCTGGGCGCCAAATACCACGGTGGGGCTGGACATTCCGACGCTGAAAGTCAGCCCCGATGTTCGAATGAAATGGGTGGTCAGCGAAGTGACTTTCCGCAGGGATGAGACCGGAACGCATGCCGATTTGGTCCTGATGCCGAGCCAGGCCTTCCTGCCCGAGCCCATCCTGTTGATGCCCAGCTTCGAAGGTCCGAACGGCACTCAGACCGCGCCGGGCGCCCGCTGATGCGTGACGCGATAGACCGGGTTTACCGGCAGGCGCTGCTGATGATCGGCCTGGGCAGGATCACCGCTGGCCCGGTTCCGAGCTCCGCGAAGGTCCAACGGCTTCAGATCGCGCTTGGATCGAGCGAGATCCACGACAACGAAATCCGCTTCTCCGAATACGGCTTCGCGTCGTCTCCCCTTCCGGGCTGCAATACGATTTCGGTCTACATCGCGGGCGACCGAGCAAACGGCGCGATCATCGCGACCAACGACCCGAATTTCCAGGTCACGCTGCAGCCGGGCGAATCAGTCCTGTTCGATAATCGCGGGCGCAAGGTTCACCTGACCCAAACTGAAACGCTCATTGAAGGCGGGTCCGACCCGATCATCATCAACACCACGGGCGACGTGATCCTGACCGCCGGCGGAACGGTGCAGCTCGGCGCGGCCGGCGGAAAGAAAGTCGTTCTCGACGGCGACCCCGTGAGTGGCGGGACCGTTCACGCCTCATCTTCAAAGGTAACAGCAACATGATGAAAATACCGGGCATTGTGCCGACCGCAGCCCTCGCTCGCGCGCCTTCCCTGGTCGTGGCGGCGCGGCCCGCGTGGACCAGATCGGCGCTGCTGGACCTTGCCACGGAAGGCCCGTGCGGCGCGCTGCGTCGCGCGGCCAGAACGTCCTGCATCACCGTCCCCACCGGCCTTGCGCTCATGCAGCGCCGGCAACCCGAAAGGAAAAACCACCAATGAGCACCCCCGAAACCATGGGCGATGACGCGCCCCGTACCAAGTCGATCGAGCTGCGGAAACCGATCAAGTTGGGCGACATCAAATACGACACGCTGGAGCTGCGGGAGCCGACCCTTGGCGAGATGGACAAGGCGGCGAAGGCAGCCGGCTCGCGGTTCGGTTCGGATATCGAACTGCTGAGCCTGATCACGAACATTCCGACCCTCGGGATCAAACAGATCGGCGTCTCCGAATACAACGAGGCGCTGAAGTTCATTTCGGTTTTTACCAACGCCGGCCAGCCAACTGGCGAGACCTGATCGCCGAGCTGACCCGGTGGTTTTCATGGGAGCCCGCGTCGGCGTGGGCTCTGACCGGGGCGGAGTTGGTGTGGTGGACCGAACAGGCCAACCGCATGGCGAAGGCCGAGGCTGAGAGGAACAAGAATGTCACTCGTCGATAATGTCTTCAAAACCACCATCACGGCAGTCGACAACTCGAAATCCGTGGTCAAGGGGTTCAACGACAGTTGGCGCAAGCACATGGCGCCGATCGCCGACACCAAGAAGGCCCTAAAGGAATTCGCCAAGGAAACCGGCCTTCCCAAGCTGGCATCGGCCTTTGGCAATGTCGCGAAGGCTGCCGGCGGCGTCGCCGAGTCGGTTGCGCGCATTGCCGTGCCCCTGGGGGCCATAGCGGGCATAGGCGCCACCGCCGGCATCGTCGAAATGACGCGCCATTGGGTCGAGATGGGCGCGGAGGTCAAGCGCAGCGCTCAGACGATCGGCGTATCCCAGGCGACACTTCAGGCTTTCCGCGGTGCAGCCCTCGAGGCAGGTGTCGCGACGTCCACCCTGAGCGACGGAATGAATGCGCTGGGCAACACGCTGGAGAACGCGCTTTGGGGCCGCGACTCGAGTGCGCTGGCGATGATGAACAAGCTGGGCATGACGGTCCGCACCACGAAGGACGGAACGCTTGATCTGGCCGACGCCATGAAACAGGTCGCCGACGCCGTCGCCGATCCGCGCCGGAACGCTCAACAGAAACAGATGATCGCC